ACACTGCAAGATCCTGCTATGAACGATGACGGGATTGTTAATCTTGTGCTCGGTTATCTAGGCGGCATCGTCTCATCTATTATCAGTTTCTACTACGGCGCATCGCATAAGCACGACTAATGACTAGACTAATAAACATGTTAAAGAGGCACGAAGGCGTTAGAGATAAGGTCTATATGTGCTCTGCGGGTTACGAAACCATTGGGGTTGGTAGGAATATCAGCGAATCTGGTCTTGGGCTATCTGAAGATGAGATAGACTACTTGCTAAGTAACGACATAAAACGATGTCGTGAAGAGTTAACGGTAGAATATGACTGGTTTTCAACGCTAGATAGTGTGCGTCAAGAAGCCTTAATAGACCTGTCGTTTAATATTGGTCAGACCAAACTACGAAAGTTTGTTAAAGCGTTGGGCCACATGGCTTCAGGAAACTATGATGAAGCGGGTCAAGAGTTTTACCGTAGCCGCTGGGCTGAACAAGTGGGTGACCGATCATTGGAAATTTGCCAGATGATTAGCTCTGGGGAGTATCAGAAACGATGAAAACTGTACATGCACCAAGAACATTAGCTGACGGTAACGTAGAACCTGCCCATGAGATAGAAATACTCTGTGCCGAATGTGGATATGATATAGACGAAAGCGAATTAGAAGCAGATACTTGTTCTGATTGCGGTGCTTCTTTAAACTTGAAGCAGAACACTTCTATCCAAGTAACAACCCTACCGCCGGTATTTGGCGAGACAATGTGACGGGTTATGTATGCCATTACAAAAACTAGCATTAAAACCGGGGGTTAATCGAGAAAATACTCGATACACCAGCGAAGGTGGTTGGTACGAATCCGACAAGATCCGGTTTAGACAAGGTACACCGGAAAAGATTGGTGGGTGGCAGCGTATATCGGATGCTACCTTTCTTGGTGTCTGCCGATCCTTATGGAACTGGGTAACGCTAGGTAGTCAAAACCTTATTGGTGTTGGTACTAACCTCAAGTTCTACCTTGAGAATGGCGGTGCCTACAACGACATAACACCTTTACGTAACACGGTAAGCCTTACTAACCCGTTTACTACCACTAGTGGATCTCCTACGGTCAGTGTTGTAGACGCTAATGGTGGGTATATTTCAGGTGATTTCGTTACTTTTTCGGGTGCATCTGCGGTCGGTGGGCTTACCTTAAACGGTGAATATCAGATCACTATTGACACTACTGCGTCTAATACTTACTTCATAACAGCTTCTAGTAACGCCTCCTCGACAGCAACGGGTGGGGGCACGGTCAGTGCGGCATATCAAATCAACACCGGATCGGCCTATGTAATACCACTTACAGGGTGGGGAGCAGGGTCTTGGGGTGCTGGTGTATGGGGCACTGGAGGTACGTCTGACACGCAAATACGCCTCTGGTCACAAGCTAATTTTGGGGAAGATCTGTTGTTTGGGCCTCGTGGTGGGGCTATATATTACTGGGATGCCACGTCAGGGTTGACCTCTAGGGGGGTATTACTCTCGTCCGTAGCACCTGCAGGAGCCAACGTACCGATTGTACAAGACGTTATTTTAGTGTCAGATATCAGCCGGTTTGTGTTCTGTTTTGGCTGTAATGCCCTTGCTAGTGCCACTAAAAACCCGATGTTAATCCGTTGGTCAGATCAAGAAAACGCTACGCAGTGGACTCCTGCGGCAACTAACCAAGCAGGTAGCCTACAGCTATCTAGAGGCACTGAGATCATAGCAGCCAAGCAAGCCCGTCAGGAAGTCCTAGTATGGTCAGATTCGGCCCTATATGCCCTCCAGTACGTCGGTGCCCCAATAGTGTGGGGGGCGCAGCTTGTAGGTGAAAATATCTCTATCGCCTCTCAAAATGCGGTAGCGTACGCCAATGGTGTGGCCTACTGGATGGGTGTGGATAAGTTCTATAAGTACGATGGTCGTACCCAACCACTACCTTGTAATCTTCGCAAGTTTATCTTTAACGATTTTAATGCCCAGCAGTATCGGCAAGTGTTTGCGGGGACTGTAGAGTCATACCACGAGATCTGGTGGTTCTACTGTTCTGCTGATTCACAAACAGCCAACAAGTACGTTGTGTATAACTATCTGGATAACATTTGGTACTATGGCACAATGGCGCGAACAGCATGGTTAGATTCGGGGTTACGAGACTTCCCGTTAGCTGCAACGTATAGCAACAATCTCGTGAATCAGGAAGAAGGTGTTGATGATAATGAGCTAGTGACCAGTGCGCCAATACACGCATACGCCACTACCGCTGAGTTCGATCTAGATGACGGACATCAATTCAACTTCATTTGGCGCGTACTTCCTGATATCACGTTTGACGGATCTACCACGGAGTCGCCGAGCGCCGTTATGACACTGTTACCCATGCAAAACTCTGGCTCTGGGTACAACTCTCCTGCTTCGGTAGGTGGGTCAAATAACGGTACAATTACTCGATCTGCTGTGTTACCTATAGAGAAGTTTACCGGACAGCTTAATACGCGAGTTCGTGGACGGCAGATGGTGATGAAGATTGAGTCTACTGGATCGGGTGTAACGTGGCAGTTAGGTTCACCTAGGCTGGATATGCGACCTGATGGACGACGCTAATGGCTGGAGACCCCACTAGATATGACGTTCCGTTCCGTGCCCCAGCACTGCCCTATGCCCCACAGGTATACGATCAGGAGTCATTTGAGCAGTTTAATAACATACTTCGGATATACTTTAACCAGCTAGACAACGCGCTGAGAAACGCTATGGCAGTCCAAGAACCATACGAGTTACAAGTAGCTAAAGGCCAGATCGCTGGTGCTTCTACGTTGTACAAGTTCGGTACCAATCCAGATGTTAATGGTGTTGAAGAGACGGTATGGAGCACTGGGGGTGATTATCCTTGGCCCACGACTGCATTTACTGCGTTTATCAGTAGTTCAAGTACGGCAGATACTAGCGCGGGTACGGGCGCACAAACTGTCACAGTAGAAGGTTTAGACGAGAACTACGCAGCTCAGACCATCACCGTCAGCATGAACGGGCAGACTCAGGTACAGATTGGGGATGCTTCTGGTTGGCTACGTGTTAACCGTATATTCGTTGCCACTTCAGGATCAGGCGGCACTGCTGCGGGTACGATCTATGTCGCTAATAGTGGGGTTACCAGTGGGGTACCTACCGGAATAACGTACGGGAATATAGTACAAGGCGACAACCAAAGTCAGATGTCAGTGTATACAGTCCCTGCAGGGTTCACGTTATTTCTTGACGATGTTACGTTTACAGCAGCTATCGCTATTGCTAACAAGAACGTAACCGCTAAGTTCGTGACTAGAGACTTTGGTTCAAACACGTTCCGTACAAAGATCATACAGACAGTACAGAGTAATTTGCTTTTATTGCCTTTCCACTACCCGTTCAGCATTGCAGAGAAGACGGATATAGAATGCCGAGCCAGCTCCGATACCACCAACGTAGTCGTCGGCGCTTCATTTGAGGGGGTGCTGATAGCAAACTGATATGATGGTCGTAGATAGCAATAAAACAGGTCCAATTCATCCTAATATTATACTCCCGTTAGTGGCAGCTCAGTTAGAAACTCCTGACGTGCCGTGGCAAATAGCTACTGGAGATGTATTACGGGAGATGAAAAGACCTACAGTAGATGTAAAACAGTTCGGGAACACTTTATTTATCGGAGAAGTGTGCGGCAATAGTATGGTTGGTAGAGCATTAAATATAGACAAAGCTAGGAATTTTGTGCGGAGTATGTTGCAGTATGGTGCATACCTCCAAAGCAAAGGCATTACAGAATATACAACCTATTTTGACGGCACCACTCTATTATCAGCGATGCGTATAATTAAAAAACATATTGGCGGGTTAGATACTAAATTAGCCGTAAACAAAGTAAAAAAAGATAAATATAAAGTGATTGTTAATCTAGGTAATGACAATATTCGTTGGGGACATAACTAATGGGGTCTCAAAGCGAAAGTAATAAAGAGTCTATAAAAGAAGACCTCAGAACGTATTTGCCCGGATCATTTATAATTGATCTAAGCGGAACCTCTAGAATCTTATCTGATGCTGCTAGTCTATATAATGCTACAAACTTAACTCGTCTCATAGCATTAACAGCAAATACTGATTCATACTGGGATATGCCGTTTTCTCCAAGCGATTTTCCTAGCGTAGCAGATATAGTAGGTATGTTGGGGATGCAATTTGATTCCTTAACTACAGATGTACAAGATGCCCTTACCAATCTAGATCCTACCAGCCCTGCGTTTACGGATTTTTTAACTAATAAATTTCCGGGGCAAACAGTAGAAGTAATGCAAGAGCTTACAGGGGCCAGTGATGCCGAGATGGCTACCTATTCCTTTCTAGTTCTAGAAAGAGCAAAAGTTCAAGCTGCGGAAATGTTGGGTATCGATCCAAGTATTCTAGATTACGGCTCTCATCCCGGAGGGTATCTAGGGTGGCTACAAGACTCGTTTTCTGATCCCGATACGCAAGATGCACTTAATAAAATAAATACCGAAGCTAACGCTATTGTTAACGGAGAAATAACTCCTGTACGCCAAGAATATACAGATCAACAAAATGAAATAGAGGCTCAAGCACAAGCAGAAGCCCAAGCAGAAGCAGATCGTTTAGCTGCAGAAGAAGCAGCCCGTGTAGCCGCAGAAGAACAAGCGGAAGCAGATCGTGTAGCCGCAGAAGCACAAGCGGAAGCAGATCGTATAGCCCAAGCGGAAGCAGATCGTATAGCCCAAGCAGAAGCAGATCGTATAGCTGCAGAAGAAGCACAAGCAGAAGCAGATCGTATAGCTGCAGAAGCACAAGCAGAAGCAGATCGTGTAGCCGCAGAAGAAGCACAAGCAGAAGCAGATCGTTTAGCTGCAGAAGAAGCAGCCCGTGTAGCTCAAGCAGAAGCAGATCGTATAGCTGCAGAAGAAGCACAAGCAGAAGCAGATCGTATAGCTGCAGAAGCCCAAGCGGAAGCAGATCGTTTAGCTGCAGAAGAAGCAGCCCGTGTAGCCGCAGAAGAACAAGCGGAAGCAGATCGTTTAGCTGCAGAAGAAGCAGCCCGTGTAGCCGCAGAAGAACAAGCGGAAGCAGATCGTTTAGCTGCAGAGGAAGCAGCCCGTGTAGCCGCAGAAGAACAAGCGGAAGCAGATCGTTTAGCTGCAGAGGAAGCAGCCCGTG